TTTTTATACTGCTGTTGCTGCGCCTCCCTCATGCCGTCAAGTTTCAGCCGCCAAAATCGTGGCGTGCATTTCCAAAACTCGGACTCACTTAACCCCATTTCGCCGTAACTGATGCGCTCAATCTTGCCCCAAGTTAGCGGTGCGCCGTCGCCCTTGGCTTTTACTTTCCCTCTGGCTCGTCGCTGGAAAAGAAGTCAGTAACCGCCTTTGTAAACCCATCCAATGCAGGGCTCAACTCTGAGAATCGTGTAACTGCGCTGCCTAACTTTTGCACTGTTGCAAATGGTGTTTTACCTCCATCCGCCTCATACCCCTCAAGGATTCCGTAGAATGCGCAAGCTAGTGCGAAGTCCATAGATTTGGCAAGGTCTTTTTGCATGCTCAAATCTGCAAAGTTTTCCATACCTGCCAACTGCATTACGTTGCGAAGGCTGTTCATGTTAAATAAAAGGGGGTGCTGAACACCCCCAATGATAATGTGGCTCATGCCACAAATATAAGACAAAAAAAATTAAGGAGATACAGTGCCAACAGTCAAAGCGCCAGTGCCCTGCAAAGTTCCTGTAAAGGTTGCTTTATCGTTGTTGGGTGCGCTTAATGACAAGCTGCTAAAGTAAGCAGAGCCAGTGAATTTTTCGTCGCCGCTTACGTTGGTAGTCATTACAACGGTCAAAGAAGTACCTGCTAACAAATCGCTCAAAAGGTCTTTGAATGATTGGCCGCTTGTGCTTACGCTTGCGTCTTGCTCGAAGATACCTTCGACGTTCATCGTGTAGCCATATTCGCCAGCGATAAACTCTTTGGCGCCTGCGCTATCTTTGTTAGTAACGTCGATCATATCTTTTGAAATGTCGATTGAGTGAGATGTCGCGTTTGCGATTTTAGTCAATGTGCCGCTTACATCCTTGTAGATGCTAATGAGCGTGCCGTTTACTGGTCCAGTAGTTGCCATGGTTATTTGTATATTAAATTATTTTTCTTTGCTAGGTCGGCAATGATTGAATCAACGCCTTTAAGTATTTCCTCAGTTACCGCATTTGCATTTTGGTCCAACGCTGGGCGCATGAATGGGCGAGGTGTCAAACTGCCTGTGTAGCGTCCATTGGATTGAATACGTGGCGCGGTTCCATATTCCACCATCACGCCGAGATAACTGTTATAGTATTCTTTTCTTAAGCCAATTAGCGCCTTGTCTAGGTTTGTGCTATCCTTTGCCGTGATGAATCCAATCGAATCGCGTAAATCACCTGTATCGACAGGGGCCAAACTTTTGGCGGTGTTAATAATGCGCTGACTGCTTTTTCTAATCACCTTCTGCAACTTGGGCGTTTTAACGTTTGCGCCCATAGCCTCCAAGGCTTTCAGGACCTCGGCCATCCCAGTTACATTTTTGTCGGCCATTATTGCGTTAATTCGGTTTGTAGTTTCAAATATAGATTACGCTGCAGGTTGGCTATGTTAACAATGTTATGGGCGCCTATGTCGTCAACCACCCTATGCTTAACGCCTACCGCTGAATTAAAGCGGATAGTATAAAACACAATCTGCTTATGCTCGCGGCGGTCTGCATTCACGTTTTCGCTGCCTGCCTCCTGCTCAACACGCTGCGCCCAAGCGGTAGCGTATTCAGTCCACGTTTGCAGTTTCTCCCCTGTGTTGGTGTCTATCGTTTCGGTGTAGCTTTGCAAGCTTACCAGTACGTCCATTACGCCCGCATTCATTAGATCATGATTTGGATTTTGTACGGATCTAGCAGATAGTGAAAGCCGAAACTCATTTCGCTTTGAATCGTTCCTGTAACAATGGCCTGCCTATTATCATAATACTGAGCAACCAACAACAGCGCAGCGTGCTTAATCGTTGCGGGCAGGATGGTATCAGGATCTACCGACGTGGTACCAACAGGATTGAAACCCTCGGAGATTTCAACGATGTACTTAATTGAGTCATCGGTTATGCTTGTCGGCGTGTTTTCAAAAAAGATATTTCGCGAATAACTGCCCATTGGATCAGGCGACGCCAACCAATCGGCAGAATCAAAAGCAACAACCGCCTGCGAGTCGTTCACATAGCTCACCGAGTTAATAGCTAAACAGCGCGTGTTTAAGCGCAGATAATTTCCCGATGGTACATTCAGACCGTTCACAGGATTAACAAGCGCTGGCTGCCCTACAAATGAGTCGTAGCCATATTTTGCCGTCGCTTTCCTAATTGAGTACCCCAAATAATTACTGCAAGCATCCAAAGCCATAGCGATAAGGCCCGAAATATATGTATCATCTGAGGAACTTGTAACCCTCAAATGCGTTTTTGCATCTGCCAAACTGAGGTAATCAGTGGCGGCATTTGCGAAGGCGGTGTATCTACGGCTGACAAACATTTTATTCTGCGTCTATTTCGGTTTCAGGGTTTACTGGCTTTGCCTTCTTTGGCTTGCTTGGGGTAAGCGCTGGAATCTCAACAGCAACGCCTGCCTCAATTAAGAGCATGGCCTGCTTGGTTTCCATAATCACTTCTTCGCCCGCGTTGTAACTTAGGTTAAATTGTCCTGTTGGGTTTGCAACAAACTTAATCTTCATATTGGCCCAGGGGCGATGCAGTCAAGATCACCCCTGGCACTCGGTCTTTAATGACTCCGAGCAGTCAAGTTATTAGGCCACGATGTCCTTACATACTGCGAAGGCAGTAGGCTGCAACAAGTTTACATCCATGTAAGAGTTAAGGATAACGTTGGTCAAACCAGCAGTAGCGCCGCTAAATGGATCTACGACTAATTCCATGCCGCCGCCCCATGAAGCCAAAGCGAGCTTGGAGAAATCACCAAAGATCATAGCAGACAAAGTGCTAGAAGTTCCTTTGCTCAAGTTGCTAGGTACCAAAGTAGAAGTGGCTACATTGTAACCGTTCAACTCAGCGCCACCGCTTGCCCAAATAAAGTTTCCTTCAACACCAGAAGCTTGGCGTGGGATAGTTTGCAAAGCAGCTTTTACTTTAGGGTTAGTCAAGTAAGCAACACCTTCGCCGTTGGCGTTTTCTACAGCCTTCATCAAGTTAACAACATCAGCCCATACTGGAGCGATACCGTTAGCGTTGGTAGAGTTGCTAGATGCGCCACCTGCATAAGTAACGTTTACGTTGCTGTTTGCAATGATACCAGTAGGCTCGTTAGATCCACCGCCTTTGATAGCAGCAGTTTCCAAAGATTGAGCCATAGCATTTAACAACCAGTTACGCACGTAGGCGTCGATTGAGTTGCTAGATTGCAACATTAACTGATTTGATACCTGAATGTAAGCGGCCAAACGCTTAGGGCTAAAAGTGATTTTAGAGAAGGCAGGGCTCTTTTCAGTAGCAGAACCGTTCTCAGTATTCCAACCAGCTGAAGGCACAGTACTAGCGGTAGGCATGTCAAGGTTACCAACCAAGCCAGACAACTGCTGCACGCCCAAACCGCGCAATACGGTGCGAGGCAACAATACATCGATAATTGAACCAACTGAGGTCTGCACGTTAACACCACCCTCAGAACCAGAAGTACCACCAGTGGCAGTCATGTCACGCTTGAATACTTCAGAAGGAATCTTTACAGAGTGAGCGCTTACGCTTACACCAGAACGCTGGAACTCTTCAGCGCCAATTTGAGAAAACTCACCTTCAACACCTTCGCGGCGTCCAGTAGTTGCCAAATTGATTGCACGCTTAAAGCTGTACTCTCTAGCCATTTCTGACTTTTCTTTCTCCTCGCTGCGGCTAGCAACGTGGCCAGCGGCTTGAGCTGCCAAGTTCTGCAACTTTTCCAAGGTTTCAACTTCAGCTTTAATGGCGCCCAAACGAGCCTCGATTTCAGCCAAACGGTTGGTTTCAGATTCTGCCATTGAGCGGGCTTCCTTCTCGATGGTGTTTTGCAAGGTAGACAACTCGCCGAGCAAGCGTCCACGCTCTTCTTTCAATGCTTTGATTTTATTCATGATTTTGGTTTTTTGTTTTAATAATTGTTGTATCTAGCCAGTGCCAACTTAATTACATCGGCAGCGGCTTGGCTTCTTTTTGCCTCTTCAATCTCGCGCTCCTGATCTCTCAAGGCCACAACGCTGCGGGCGTCTGCCTCGGTGTCAGCGTATGCGGGGTAAGTTACTGGGCTAACATCGTACAAATCTTCGATGACTGTAATTGTGCGCTTGCCCATTGATCCGTATTTTTCTGACTCGCTCCATATTTGCTCTTTGATAGTAAAAGCAAAACTGCTCTGTGTGATATCGCCGCGCATGATTGAACGCACAACGCTCATATGCGTTGGGTTTTCATAATCAGGAACCCATGTGTACTCAAGATTGCCGTCAGCATTTACAAACACTTTGCAGGTGTCTGCCTTAGTGCGCCCTAGAATCAATTCGGCCTCATGGTTAAATAGGCAGCGGATATCATACTCTTTGCTTAAAGCGTAGTCAAACGCCCCGGGAAGTATTACCTCTTCAAAATATCCTAGATCAGTGGCAGAGTTTACCACGGCAGCAATGCCGCCTATCTCCTTTGGCATGCCTTCGCCGTCTGCTCTAGTGTGGACGGTGCCCGTAAATGTGCGCCTTTCTTGTTTCATTAGATTACTTCTGTGTTATTAGTTCCCTCTGGGTTGTTGTTTTTGTCTGCGGTGCTCATTAGTTGTGCAATCTTAGCATCCATGTAGGCGTCAATTTTAGACGACGGCATTAAATTGGATTCGATTAAATACTCATCGCCACCATCAAAGCCGTTTGCATCTTCAAACATGCGCGCCTCATTTCTAGAAAGCCAACCGCCGCGGATGCCCTTGTTGTAATAATCTGCTCGCTCGTTGGCGCTGGCTCTCAACAGCGAATTAAAGTTAAATTTAAAGTAATAAGTTAACTTATCATTTTCTGTTAACAGCTTGCGGGCCATTTCCTGCTCGATGTTAATGGCATAGGATGCCAATGTGCGTGCGTAAAAATCTTGGTACTCCTGCTCGACGCTGGATTTGATACCTTCCTTTGCGCCAATCATTGAGGCTGGTACCCCAAAAATGCGGGCGATTTCCTCAGCCGAAAACTTGCGGGTTTCCAAGTACTGCGCCTCCTCAGGGCTAAGGCTCAACTTTTCCATCTTGATGCCATTCGGCAGCACTGTGCTACGGCTTGCCCCGTCTATTACATCGTCTAGCGATTTCTTTAATGGCACTGCCTGCTCTGGTTTAATCTGCGCGTCCGATGTTAACAAGAATTTCAACACCCCATTTTTATAGACGCCTGCGCTCTGGCTAATTGCTGCCAAATCAATGCCCAAGGTTTCGGCGTGCACCACAATAGGCGACAAACCTACAAGCGGATCATCACCACACAAGCCCTTAAAGTGCAACATATCTGCAGCAGGAATCATGCCGGGGAATCCCTTGCGGTTTACTTTGTAGAATAGTTGGCCGTCCTGCATGATTGGCTGGACGTAATCAGGTGCAATCGGGTGCAACTCAATTCCCAAATATCTGCTATCACGATTGATAAAAGCGTAGGCGTTGCCTTTGAGCGCCAAGTGGCTCACCATGTATTTGGTGAAGTCGTATTTTGTTTGGTATGCGTTTGGCTCGTTAACCAAGGCAGTAGCGTAATGTACTACAACCTGCTCGCGATTCTGGCCATCGTCTTTATACAACTTTAAAGATAGCCCTGCAATACCGTCCGCAATAACTCGGACGCACGCATGCACTGACGCAATAGATAAAGCCGTGCGGTCGTTAACGGCCTGCCCGCTTTTTGTTTGATATCCGAAAACATTCTGTAAAGTATTGATGAGCCAATCAGTTGGCTGCGCTAAACCGCTGCGCTTTTCCGTTCTTTTTGGCTGCCAAAATTTTAGATTCATCGCCCGCAAATTACAACTACCACAAATTACTCACGTTAACAAATGTCATTTATTCCGCCCCTGTGCCAACCACCTGCTGAGCGCTGCCCTGAACACGTCATAATTTTTGTAACGTCTTACCCCAAATCTACCGAGGTACTTATCCTCGGTTGCATTGTAGGCATCCTCATAGGTCCGATATTTCGGGAGGTTGTTGTAATATTCTTGCATGTAGTCGTCTAGGAATTTCATAAGCTAACAAACCAAAAATCTGACTCCTTTTCTTTTGCGGCATCCTGCATGCAAGTGCCCAACGCCATAACTATCGAAACAGGCCCGTCGACCTTATCCCCGCTTTTGGCCTTGTCAATTTTAATATTTCCCGCAGGATCAGTGCGCAGCATAATGTTGGACATCATCCAACGGGTAACAGGATTCCCAGCGTGGCGCAGTTTCTTATCTTTTACCAAGCGCTCCAGTTCTTTAGTCGGCGCCGACATACTGACAAACCCCTGCCCAAAAGGAAACATTTGCAGCCCTTCATTTTGCAACTCAATAACCAACTGGCTAGAATTGAATCGGTCGAATGCGATATCCCTAATGTCGTACTGCTGAGCCAACGCAATAACCCGCGCCTTAATAAACGAGTAGTCGGTTACGTTGCCATCGGTAAGCTCAATAAAACCATCCGCTGCCCATTGGCGAATCGAGGCGCCTGCTGCATCCTTACGTTTGTACGCCGTTTCCACTGGTAGCCAGTACCATGAGCGGATAGCATTGTATGCGGGGAAGTATAACGAGAAAGCGCAAAAGTCCCCCGTGCTTGCCAAATCCAAACCGCCATAGCACAACTCTCCCTCTAGCTCGTCCATCCCATCGCATGCTCTCCAGTCACTGTCTGAAATCCAAGTCATTGCCGTATCAGTCCAAACGTTGAGCAGTTTGGTTTTGAACTCAACCTCCTTGTGCACAAACTCTTTGGCCTCGGTCAATCCCTGCTCCAACTGCCTAGGGTTTACTGATATCCCCCAGTTTGGATTTGCCTTTGCCCATACTGCGGGATCAGTCCAATCGTCGCCCTCGTCTAGCGTGTAGATTACCGAGAATAGCGCATCGTCCTTTATGGCTCCACTCAACACACCTGCGCAGTACTGCCTGTGTTTGTAGCATGGTGCCTCACGATTAAAGCCCGCCGTTGTAATGGTGAACAGCAACGGCTGCCGACGTGCCCCCATCGAGTTGCGAATAACATTATATAATTCATCATTGGGGTGCGCGTGGTATTCATCAATGCAACAGAAGTGCGCATTGAGTCCGTCCTGCTTGCCTGGATTCCATTCGAGCGGTTTGTAAATACTCTGCCCGTAAAGGATCCGCCGATTGTTAACAGAGTTGTTGACAGTCAACGCCTCGCTCAGCCAAGGCAGATTTTGGCAAACTCGCACCGACTCCCCGAACACCATCATGGCTTGGTCAAGTTTAGTAGCCGCGCTGTAAACCTGCGCCGCTGGCTCGTCGTCCGCGATTAGGCCGTAAAGCATTAGGGCGCTAGAGAAAGTCGACTTTCCATTTTTCCGTGGGACCTCAACATAGGCCCGCGTGAAACGGCGACTACCATCCTCATTGAGAAACCCGAACAGATTCCAAACAATGAATGCCTGCCATGGTTCCAACTCAAACGCCCTGCCAGCATATTCGCCCGTCGAATGCTCGAGCTGCTCTATAAACTCAATGGCATGCTGAGCGTAGGTTTCCGAAAACCCCCAACCCGCTGCACGATCTGCCACGTAACGAGCGACGGCATTGCGCACGTGTTCACAAACTGGCACTGCGCCAGATTGGACGTCGTCTATATATCTTTCGACCTTATGCACTGACTTTCAAAAATAGCCAAGGCCTCTTGTGCGAGTTTGAGATTGCGGTAAATAAATGCCTCGTCCCATAAACCGAATTTCCCACAGGGACGGAATCCGCTGCCGTGGTCCATCGTGATAATGAACGCCTGCCCTTGTGGCTCAATTCTGTATTGCCTTCCCTTGTACTCAACGTGGGCGGTTTCAAATGCTGCCTTGTGCACAGCTTTGCTAACTGTCTTTTTCATGTTATGCTGTTTTTGGTTTTTTCAATAGTTCCAATTTACTAGCGGGCGCAACTTTGCCCGTTTCAATCTTGCCCCGAGCTGATGGCGTGATACCAAACAACTGCCCCATCTGCGTGGCTTGCTTTAATGCCTTGCTGCGCACATCGTACCAAGGAGAAACAACACGCTCGCCAAATCTGTTAACAACAACCTCGCCCTCCTTGTTGTTTATCTCGCAAGCTTTCTTATACAAACCCAACTCATTGCAGTAACCAGCAACAAGCCCAAGGTCTGCGCCTGCCAGTAGGTTGTTATTTTTCAACTCTTTGCAGGTAATATCCCAGTACTCAAAGCCCAAAGCGTTTAAGTGAGCGGGTGGTTGTGGAACTCCAACACTCAGCTCGACCAACATAGGTTGCTCAAGGTTTCGGTCTGCGCGAAAAGTTCCCTCCAATTTTTTAATTTCGGTTGGTTTACGTGGCCTTCCTTTCATTTTTACAAATATACGTGAAAATTTGCAAATTTATTTTCGCCCATGTGTGAAGAAAAG